TTTATTGCGATTAAATTGTAAATCTCTAAGCCATCCACTCAATCCCGCCTTTTCTGATTGTGACGCATTATCTGCCTTATCCGACAGACGGGCGTTGGTTTCTGCTGTTAAATCAATTTGGTTGGCTTTTGTGGCTATATCAATTTTATTCTGTCTTATTTGTGGTATACTCATAATTAAAACCTCCTTATATTATAAAATTATTTAACATTTTTCGTAAGACGGAAACTAATCTTCTCACCGATATTTAAAGTCCATCCAATTAAATCAATGGAGATTAAATTAGCATTTTCTGTGTAGCTATCCCCCACTGATAATTGTTGACCATAAGTTAAATCTGTTACATTCAAATCATCTGTAACAGGATTATAATTTAAATTATAAACCACGTTTGATATCCCATTTGAAATTGCAGTATATGTAATTATTTTTATTTTATTTGGTAGTGATTCATGGAAAAACCCCATATTTAATATCCTCCTACATAATAGTAAGAAATTCCTGCTTCAATAATAATGAAAGACCACAACTCTGCATCATACATATCAGTTTCAAAACCTTGATTTGCTGACAAATATATTTGATTATCTGAACCGTTTAGCTTAATGTGGCATGTTTGGTTATTCATAAAGTTAAAACGGTATGCTTTTAATTTAGGAGCAGGATATGCTATTGGTTTATTAGGTTGTATAATCTCTATATCGCTCGTAGAAACTTGTGGGTCTGGACTACCAAAGAATGAACTTCCTACTCTACTTCCCATTATATTCACTTCCTTATAAATTATTTATACCATATTCATGTAGGAAAATGTAATTACTTGGTCTAGATTATCAGCACTCAGCAAAACATTTTGAATTGCATTTCCTACAAGAGAATAACCACTAAAGGATTTAGCGTTATAATAATAATTTCCCAATGGTAAATTTGTAAGTGGCAATTCAGATTCAAGAGCAATATTATCTTGGTCTAAATATTTAATAGTTATTGTCCCAGTTAAAATAGGAACAATAGGGTTAAGTCGCAGAGAAATGGCAGTTAGAATTATGTTGTTAGCAGAAATTAACGCCTCATCACTAGGCAACAATATAAAACTTTCTTGAATGTTTGCTTTTGTAATTACTCCTGTTGTATCAATGGAATTATATGCATATGTAATAGTAGCACTATTATTTCTAATTATTGAGTTATATCCTATAACTTGATTCATTAATTAATTCCTCCTTTTTACAATTGAAATAATGACTTGTTTAATAAGTCTGTGTTCTCATTACCCAAATTATCTAATAATATATTTCGTTCATTAGGTTGCAATAAAGAATTTTTAATTCCATTTGCATATTCTAGCCTATCATTTTCATATCCTCTTCTTCTGCCCGTTAATTCCCATCCAAACTCAATATTTTTTGAAGCCGTTATTACAAAATAATTAGATTCTTTTGTAATCTTATAATCACAATTTTCATCTGGATAAAATTTAACAATATATGAATTATCAACATTTAAACTTTCTTTAATAATTGGATTAATTGCAATTACGCATTCTCCGTTATTAATTTTCCCATAACCTATATCCCCTAATAGGCTATCTCCTAATTCATAGGAATAAAATAATCTATCTCCAAAATTTTTAGTAGACTGTATACAGTTTTTAGTTCCAGTAACGCTTAAATTAGTGCAATCTAATGTACCAATTGCAGTTACATTTCCATTTTCAAAATTACTATTACCATATATATTTGTACCAGTTGGTGTAACCTCTAAACCGACACTTGATATTCCAGTAGGATATATATTAAGAGGTAAATTTATATTGCAATTTTGAACTGATCCGTGAGCATTATTATTTATTTCTAATCCCTGAATAAAAGTTGAACTTCCGATATCCCTTAACCCTAAAATAGCTGAACAGCCTTGTTCTGCGATCATAGATAAAGTAGGACTTCCTGTTTTATTGCCATTTATATCAATATTTCTATCAGTGGCTACAGTTCCTATTTGTAGCCCAGTTTGCAGGAAGTCATAGAAATCAATTGAATATCCTCCAATTTCCATAGCTACTCTATCTTCAGAGTTATCCATAATACGAAGTAAACCTGATGTATTTGCATTACCACCAAGTGTTAATATACCTACTGCATGTTCCATGTTTACTAGAACATTTTTATTAGAGTTTTTATCTATATAAATATCTGAAATATCACCAAATGGTGCAGTTAGTAATACCACATCATTAATTTGTAGAACTACCCCAGATTTATTTGATAAATGAGTTAATACTGAAGTACTTTTCCCGTAGTTTATTAATACATCAGCGTAAGCATCATTATAGACTTTAGTAATTGTACCGTAATAATGCTTTGCCGTATCTTGGTTATCAATTGCCTGTTTAATCCACTTTTTTATTTCTTCCATGAATTGATTTTGTTGTTTAAAATTTAAAATTTGTTTTGATTGTGCCATTGTAATTTTAGTTGCCATTTTCTTTTTTCACCTTCTTTACATTGTAGACATACTCATTCTGTCTGCAAAGTCAGATGAGTCAGAGAATAAGAATCCAGTTATTGTCATTGGAGACTTAGCATTTAAACTTAGCTGAAATTGTTGAATCACATATTTTTTTACATAGCATCCAATACTATCATCTGATATAGTAATAGCTTTATTTACTTCTAAATGAAGTAATGTTATACAGTTGATTGATATATTTTCTTGTACCCGTTTTGCTTTAATACCCTCCATTTTTGCTCTCTGATTGCATAATTCATTTGAAGTTATTTTAGAGTCGTTAATCACAGGCATAGGTTTATTACCAATTAATTGAACTCGTGTGTTTGAAGTTAAATCATCGTTAACATATTCACCTGTATAAGTTATTCCACTCGCCATATTCGCACCCGTAACGTAGACCCTGTTGAAGACTTGTGAGTATTTTAGAATCCTATTAGAACCCATATATGCTACTTGGTCTGTAGAAAATGCGTATATAGTTTCCACTGAACTAGCATCGTCAAACTCTTTAAATACAAAATGTCCTGTTACATCATAATAGCATTCTCTACTATAAAGATTTGCAAGACTTTTTAAAACATCTCCATAGGTTGAACTTTCTCCCCATCTAAGATCAAATGGAGGCATATCAGATAAGTCCTGTAGTATAGGAGCTTTTTTATCTCCTACTAGTTCTAAGATGCTTCTTATAGCTGAAACTATAGAAGAACCAGAGGGGATTACATAAATATGCCCAATAGGTATATTAAGTAGACTCCATTTATCTTGGCAAGCTAAAGTGACTTGTTTATCACTAAAATTGCTGGATATTGAAGGATCTGAATTAAAAACGCAAAAAACACCTTGGGGGAACCAGATTTCTCTATTTTGACCATCTTTATATCCTAAGTACAATTGGAATTTAAACCCTATCCATAAGGATTCTATTGAAGGAAGAAAATCTTTATTGCTGTTGTCTAATACTAAAGATAAACTCCTCCTAGTTCCATTTGTAATATCACATGTTAATGATGAGGAATCTAAAGGAAGTTTAATGATTGATGATTGTACAGACTCATCTTCATTTCTTAGGAACTCAAGGCGACATAGTGGTAGAATTATACCTGAGGAAATAAGATCAAGGTATTGTTGAAAATTCATTTGAGTTGCCAAATAATATCACCTTCTTGCTATTATGTATTTCTATACTTCTTTAACCTCGTTCCAAGGGATAGTAACATCTATTAGGGATTGACTATCTTTACCTACTGAAATTTCATCATTAAGTTTATAATCAAATGTGCTGCCTGAACCCTCTGTAATCACGCGAATTAATTGTCCATTTTTTAGCTTGAGGTATTTATATTTTTTATCGTGCAAGAATGCACCTAAACTTTCTAAAAAATTATTCCACCTCTGAATTCCCTCGAAGTCATATGTCCCTTCTATTGTAGGAATAATTTTTGAGGCAATGCTACCAGACCTAAAGTTTCTATCTCCTATGACATAAGAATCAAATTTAGTATAATTCTGAAGTTGAGTTAAACTATTATTAATTGTTACTTTTTCACTTGTTGCATCAATGTCAAATTTATATGTTTCTACATTAGAGTTGATATCAACATCCGTAGAATCAGCATCCGACCCTATAAGGAAATACCCATAAAACGTTGTTTTTATTTTATTAGTCACTATTGGTTCACTTATTTGAGTAGCAGAATTGGCAAACAATAAATATTCATATGTCTGATTACCTTCACATTTATAATCAATCCAACTCGTCACACCAGTATCTACAGTAGCAACTAAAGTAAGCACATCGCCTTGATAAATTCGTCTATATAATGACCAACTCACAGGGCTATCTACCATTCCAAATACATTACTGCCATCTAAAGTATTATTAAAACTTGCTAAGAATTTCATATCTGGAGTCCAAGAAGGTAATGTGCTTACACTCGTATCTAAAACTTGTTGATCTGTCTTTTCATAGTTTTGAACTGCTATTGAATCTAATGTGCAATTACCATTAAAAGTAAAACCAGTATAAGTCATATTATGTAGGCTCACAACAGAATTTTCAGAAATGATCGTACTGCTACCAATTAAAAATCCATTATTGTTGGACACAATTCATCACCATCCAAATGCTATATAACTAGGCGCATACCATTTTCCAGCTTGCCCAAGACCTTCAGCCGTACACCATGTGCATCCAGAATTTGTAATATTATAAAAACCAAAAGACATTCCTGCACCACCTGCATCACTTCCAATTACTTTTAAACAAACATGGGGGAAACTTGTTGGGAAATCAATATGTCCAGTTACAGGTACTCCTGCTGTAACTACAGCTACCCCTGTTGGATATCCCCATGCTATTGTAAATCCATCAGTAGATTTCCACCATCCTTGTGTAAAATCACTTTGAATTTTATCTAAAATGCCTTTTGTTGTAAACATAGAATCAGAAGCATTTGCATTAGCTATTACTGCTCCTACTATTGAAGCAAAACTATCTGTACTTGCAGGATTTGCTATGTCTGGTATTTGTATTCCATTATCCGTAGTTCTCATAAAATGGTGTGACCTCCTTTATAAGTTATTTAGTTATTAATTTGTATCATAAAAGCAACAGGCATATTATATATATCAGAGACATTTAAATCAGCTACATTTTTTACTTGATTATATATATTATATTGTCTGATTATTGCTTTACTTGGAAGACAAGTTATATAGAATGGATTTTCTGTAATTACAATTAATTCACTATAATTTGTAATACTATTAATTATTGTATAGAATTTATTTTGACTAAGATTATAACCAATTTGATATTTACCATCATTTGTTGTTCGAATGATTCCGTCAAACGTTTTAGGAATTTTAATCATAAATGAACATGTTGATTTCGATGGAATAACTGATGTGGAATAATTTAAAGTTGTTCCGATGTTTAATGATAATGCTGTATTACTATAATTAATAAAATTGTTTATATAACTAGACACACCAGATAATGTTCCTGGATTCGTACATATATTAGCCCAATTTATTTGAACTGCTGATTTATCCAATATTTCAGTAATTAGTGGTTTATTTAATACTTTTAAAGATGGGTAGGATACATTGAATGTCACTTGCTTGTCTAAGATCATCCCTAATCCACCATTAGGATTTTGCGTTTCAATTGATAAATCAATTAAATAACCATTTGTATTATTTAATCCATCTACAAGATAGCTTAAGTAAGAAGAATATATGTCTCCAGAACTTGAAATTAATGTTTGAGTAGTTTGCATTTTATATCACCACCCTACTTATAAACTCTGTATTTAAGGACTTCTCCTGTAGCTAAAGTCCAACCATTCAGGACAATTGTCTTATCAGTATTATTAATTGTATAATGCTCTGGATTATTTATTAATTGTCCTAAATCATAAACATCTATTGCAATTTTTGTAATATCTACTTGACTAAGAATTGATGGATCAATTGGAATTATCGATGTGTTATTTACAGTTGCAGTAAAAACCTGAATAGTTTTTAAAATAACACCAATTTTATCTAAATTTCTTACATGATCTCCTGCACTAGTCCATACAACACTAGATGAATCTGTTCTAACATCAACAAGTTCTGTGTCTTTGCCAGTTCCATTACTTGTTATAATATTTGCCACTTGAACCATAGCGCCATCTGCTGTAGATTTAGCTAGATTAGCAGTTGTGAGTGCTTGTGCAATATTAGTTGTTGCTGTATTGGCTGTATTTATTGCACCATTTACAGAAGTAGTTATAATTGCTAAATCGAGTTGATTAGGTACATCGACATTTGAATTTACTGTCCCAATGACAAGCCTACCTTCGTCTTCCACAATAGCTATCTGTCCATCTGAAAGGACAGGAATTGAACTTCTAATACCACGATAGTGCTTCATAAGATCCACTTGAATAGCCAATATATTTAACCTCCTTTGTAATTAATATATTCCTTCATCTATTGCTAATCCATTATTAACTGCACCAAAGTTACCCTCATCAACAACAGTACCAGTAACAGGTTGCCCAAAATATCCCTCGTCTACAGTGTAATTTATAGCATATAAACTATAATTATATTTCTTTATTGGTATATTTTCTGCCTGTGCATAAGCAGAAGCAAATGTAAATGATTTACCTGTAATTGTAGCTGGTGCATTTAAGGTAGCAGTAGGTGTGCTCTCATTGGTGAAGATCATTTCACCTGATGACACGTTCTCTCCATTACTTACTGAGTTCCAAATGGTCAACTGCCACTTCATTGCTCCTTTTTGTACAATAGTATTCGCAGGCAACGTAAAACTGAACAATTGCTTGTCATAAAGCATCGTTGTTAAGTTTGTTTTATTTGTTGTTTTTAAACTTTCAAAATAAACAAATGAGTTACTAGATTGAGCATTTTTGTTCCCAGTAACCATAATTTTAATAATATGGCTAGCATATGTTAAATTAGTATTTGAATATGCTAAGTAACTCATATTATAAGTAGGAGAATATAAATCAATTGTTCCTTGATCTATACCATCAATTAGAATTTGCACTGTGCCAGAATCTGGTGTCATATCCATATAAACATCTATTCCATTACTTGTAAATGTATATTGAACATACGATCCTGCACTACTACAATTTTTAGAGCCATTAGTATTTAATATATTTACATAATCAATTTCAATTCTGGTATTTGCTGAAGAGCTATTTTTAGTACCAAGCACTAAAATTTTTATTGTATGGCTTCCATAACTTAAATTAGAAACAGAATATGCTTTAACTTTAAAAATATTTCCGGTTGCATCAACACCAATTGATGTATATGTATCAACAGTACCTTTATCTACTCCATCTATATATACCTGAAATATTCCTTTATCTATTCCTTCAGTGAAAAAACATTCTATGCCAGTGCCTGTGAATGTAAGTTGTGAATAATCATTTGCAGTAGATGAGTTATGTATAGAACCATTATAATAACCAATAGTAGTAGACGTTAATGTAGCCCATCCGTTACCGTAGTATTGAATGAGTTGATTTGTATCATCTATGATTTTATTTGTTGCGGTTGTCCATGTGCCAGAATATGTGATACCTATGTCTGAATTTGGAATAGATATAGAAGAGCCTGAATTATAAAGGACTAAATTATCAAGGTCTTTTATCACTAAATTATATGCATCCACGCTAATTCCATTTATTTGTGCTGAAAACAAGCAGGGAAGGGATAAATCTTGGCAGACGTTATAAGGACTCATTCCGCTAGGTTGATATATAGTTTGCAATTATTTCACCACCTTATATTATAGATGGGCATACTATCTTAAAGATAAATTACCCATCTATTATCTATGCTGTTACATGTCCCAACTGCATAATAGAATTAATGAATCCTTCTGAATCTGATACATTTGGCAATTCAACATTTTGTACAGTTATATATGTATCTGATTTTTGAGCTGTTTGATTTTGATTATTAAATTTCAATTCAGGCATTTTAAAAGTAGGTAAAATACTCTTCAAAAAATTGTTTGGATTAAACTTTCCCCAATCCATAAGATTTTTAGTAAGACTATTTTTTATTACCCCTGCTCCTTGTGGTAGTGTTACAATTTCACTTTTGTTGTCTTCATTGATTCTGTAAACCCCATCTTTAGGAACGTATTCAGTACCACTAGCATAACCTACATAATTTTTACCTCTTGTTAATGCTTTAACTCCAGGGACATTATTTACACTCCCATACCTTGCAATCATGTAATTGATAGCTGCAATTGCATTGTCAATTGGATTCAATATGTCTCCATGACCTTCCATTTTATAAGCATTGAATGTACTTGGTATTGTCTGCATCAACCCTTGAGATGGATGACCTGTCATTGCATTACTATCCCAATTATTAATAGCACCTGGATCTCCACTACTTTCATGCATAGCCATTTGTTCAAGTGCTCCTGCATTACTAGGGTCAATTCCAGTTGCCTTTATTGCCTCTGCAATCCAATCCTGCACATTTCCACTTACTGCTCCACCAATAGCACTTTTACCTGATGTTGCCATTTCTGTGAATTTACTTTGAATAAATGAATTAACGTCACTAGATGAGATACCATTTGTAAGTCCTTGCATTAAAAATTCACCAATTTTATACATTACTACTGAAGGTGAATGGATTCCGAATGATGTTTGAAATTGTTCTACTACTTTATCAGTAAGAGTTTTCACAATGTCTACAATATTAGCAGTAGAATCAGTTACACCTTTGCCTAACTCATCAACTATTCCAGTACCACTATTATAAGATTCTGCTACAAATTTATTAATACCAGTTCTGACAGCATCAACTAAAATAGTAATTGGAGTTATTAATAATGCATTATTTGCTGTTACAGAATCACCAATATTTTTATCAATATCTTTCCCAAATTGAGGTGATATATCTACAAAATGTTGTATAGAATTTGTTATATCAGCTATTAACATATCAAGTGGTCTTTTAATTAATATGTCATTATCTGTTATTGATTTACCTATATTGTTATCGCTATCGCGAGCATATTTAGGGGTAGCATCAACAAATTTTTGTACACTGGCATTAACCTCAAATAATAAAGCATTTAATGGTGCAGTTACTAAATTTGCATTAGATGAAACTGATTGTGCCATATTATTTAATGGAGCAATTACTGGATTTGCACTTCCATTTAATATTTTACTAGTATCACTAGCATTTATAACTTGTTCTCCACCTTGGAACTCTGCTTTGTTACCGACGATTATTTCTATGCCTTCTTCATTGATTTTCTTAACCCCTGATCTGGCATAGCTAGTTCCTGAAGCATAACCACTCATTGATGCTGAAGCTGATTTTTCTCTCAGAGCTTGTGCATCTTGTTCTGTTTTAATAGAAAGATTTAGAGCAGTTACAAGATCAGCTATTGCATTATCAGCATTGAATTTAGTAGATTCCTTTTGAGTTGTGCTCATGGTATCTCTTGCAGATTGAACTGCTGTTTGGTCTGCTTGCCATTGCCATTTGCCATCTTGAAATATACGAACATTCTTTTGATTTTGAGCATTTGTTAAATCATTTTGCTGTTTGATGAGGTCGTTTTGATATTGCAATTGTTGTGTCGCTCTGGTTTCAGTTGCTACTTTAGTATTAATAGCATCAATTTGTTTTTGATAACCTGCAATGATTGCATCTGAAGTTGCTTTTTGTACTCTAGCTATTTCTGCTATGGCATTAGTTGATGCTTTTGATGCGTCTGCATTTATTGCTGCCGTTCTAGCTTGTGCAATTGATTCTGCTGTTGCTCCTGCTTTATTAACTGCTTCAAGATTTGCATTAGCTACATTAAGAGCATCTAGAGCAGATTCTTTTTGAGAAATTGTTTTAGCATCATTTAATCTTTTTGTTGCTATTGCTACTTTTTCTTGTGCTTTTGCTACTGCATCAGCTTGTTTTTGTGCATCGGCTAGTGCTTTTTTGTCTGCTGATGCTTTAGCCTTTGCTTCTTTATCAGCGAGAGCTTTATCTGCTTTGGACTTTTTAGCATCTGCTGTTGCTTGAGCTGTATTACTAGCAGTCATCCCTATTTTGGAAAAATCAATCCCAGATGTACCTTTTAAAGCAATTCCGTTCATAGCAGTTTCTAATGCAGTCATTTGATCTGAATATTCTTTTAGACCTGCATATTGAGCCTTCATCTCAGGAGTAATAAATTGCTCTTTCCCATCTGCACCAACAACGGTTCTACCTCCATCAAGAGGTTTTGCTACCAATTTTCCAGCCCTGTAGTAATTACCCCATAATGATGCTAGATGCATTATTAATTCTTGGTCTACTTTAGACTTTGCTTCAGCTAATGATTTATATTGAGTTAAATCACCATTGTATAATTTAGATAAAGCATCCATAGTTTGAGCATTTCCGAGAACCTTTGCGGTATAAAAATCTTCGCTACCCATAAGCATTTGAGCGTATGCCTGCCTAGACGCTTCTTCTTCTGTTGCAATAATATCAATTAATGCTTGATGAGTAGCTTTTTCATTGCCCAAAATAGGAATTAATTCTTGATGTTTCTCGCCAAGTTTTATAAGAGTATCAACATTAAAAGACCCTGTTTTATCAAATTCATCTAAAGCACCTTTAGCATCAGCTATTTTTGTTGCAGATGTTGCCATTGTTTTTTGAAGATTTGAAACAGACAAAGCAAATCCATCTGTAGCATTTTTTGCAATTCCGATTTTATTTACAATTGGTGGCAAAGAAGAATCTACCTTATTTAGACTAGCATTTAAGTCATCAATATTTTTGCCGTCCCATTTTAATAGAATATCTTTGACTGCATTCAAATTGTTTTTATATTGGTCTGCATTTGTAAATGTCATTTTACCTTGTATATCAGTAAATGTAGTCCTCTGCTGTTCAGATAGCTTATCAAGTCCCTCTATCGAATTTTGTACTATTTCTTTATTTGAAGTGTTAACCATTGCTGATAGGTTATCTGCATTTGTTTTTAAAGTTTTAAGTCTCTCTAATTCATCAGTTAGGGTTTGAAGAAATTCCTTACCCTGGCCTGTTTTACCGATATTGTCCATTGCAGAGCGAATAGCATTAATTTCTTCTTGAACATTATATTCACCTTTTGCTTGAACTACGCTTTTATCTGCATAATCAGAAATTACCCCTGAAACATCACTGCCCATTAAAAATTGCTTTTTATTTAATCCATCTTGACCCTGTTGTGCTTTTAAAGAATTTTCTCTAATAAAGTCTTTTTGTTTTTCATCCCCAAGTTCTCTAATCTTTTTGATATTGTCGTCAATACTACCACTTTGTAAATTTAAAGCGTTTGCACTTTCTCCAAAAATATCTTTTAATTTTTTCTCAGTCTCAATTAATTGTATCTTTGCATTATCATCCGTTTTTGCTAATTCTGCGTTCTGTTTATAGGTTGCAATTAAAGAAGTTATTTCTGTTTGTTGTTGCTTAAACGCGTCTGCTGATTCCTTAGATTTTTGTGCTGCCTCTTCTTGCTTTTGGTTATACATATCCATTGCCATCACAGCAGACGTAACACCTATTGCAATCCATCCCAAAGGATTTGAAAGAAACGCTGATTTAATTGCTATCCCTAATGAGTTAAATGACAAAGATAAACCTTGCAATGCGGTGATTTCCCCAGATGCAACCATTGTATTTGCTATGGAAATATCTTTAAATAATTGTAAATTCATAATAGCAGTCTGAATTTTTAAAGGTAATGTTTGGAAAAAGCTTAATATTGCAGTACCCTTCCACGCTAATAGCACAGTACCCACTACAGATAAAATCGTTTGTAAATTACCAAATGATGAGATTAAGTATGTTAAGGAGTCTATCATTCCTTTTATCACATTAGAACTGGCAATAGCACTAAAAAATCCTTGGACTGTTGACGTTAATCTTTCTACTTTTGCACCAGTTGATTCTGTCCAAATATCGAATTTTTGATTTGCTATTCCAGTTTGATCTAATGACTTATTGTATAAATCAACACTGTCAGCATAACCATTCATTAATGCCCTAAGTCTGTTCATTTGATATGTCCCACCAAGGGTAGTCATTACATAGTTCTGAGTTTTAGCATCTAAACCACCAAATTTACCGCCTAAGTCATCTACAACTTCTCCAAAATTTCTTAATTGCCCGTCTGCTGTTGTAGCTACGACTCCTGCTTTAGTCAATGCTTGAACAACTTGGTTCATATTTGTGGCATCTTCAGAATTAAATCCCTTTTCTTTTATAGAACTGTAGCGACTCTCGATTGATTTTAAGGACGTTCCGATCTGGCTTGCGCCCTCTCTGGTTTTACTGGAAATTTCTGCCACCCAGCTAGCTGCCTTCTGCATAGAAACCCCAATTCCATCATTCATACTTGCAACTTTCTGCATTGCGACACCGATTTCGTCGGCGCCAGAAGCAGTTGCGTCACCTAAATATGAAAAAGTGTCTATGACTTTCTGGGCAGATTCTCCTGTGGCATTCATGGTGGCTGTAATAATCTTATTACTATCTGCCATTGAAATCGCAGAAATCTTTGAGTATTTTACAATAGCTTGCATTCGTTCTTCAACTTCTGGTCCCTGTAAACCTTGTCTATATAAATCAACAGAAGTATTTGCTACATCTACAGTTGAAACAGACATTGCTTTCCCTAATGCATTATAAGACTCTGCAAGTTTTTGTACTTCTGGTTGAGACTGCCCTGTTACAATGCGGATCTGATTTAATGCATTATCTAAATCATTTACATATGTCACAGCTGACTGCATCATCCTAAGAGGAGCGTATATAGCCGTAGCTGCCATTCCCCACATAAGCATTTTTCCAAGATTTCCCAATATTGAGTTACCTAGAGTATTAGAAGCAGATACAGTTTCAGATAAACCAGTTCTTACTGTGCTAAGTTGGGTATTAATTGCAGTCGTTTGCGTCCTAAGTTCTGCCATAGTTGTAGCAGATGTGCTTAATCCACTGGTAGAAGCATTAATCGCACCTAATGATTGTTGTACGGAAGGAGTTTGAGCAGTAGATCCAAATTGCGCCTGAAGATTTCTTACAGCGAGTGCATTGCGTTCAACAAAAAGCGCAATTTGCTTTTGCAATTCGGCATTTTCTAACCTGGTATTTTCTAAATTTCTGTCTGTCACAAATTGTATGTTCGATTCAGACCTCATACTAGCCATTAGAGAATCTATTTCTGTTAATTGCGTGAGTGCTCTTGGGTTAACAGAAATAGCATTTAACTTTTGTTGAAGTAAAGTCATTTGCTCTTCGGTTAATTTTACCGAAGTTGCCCCTGCTCTAATTTCTGCAAATAATTGATTATATTTGGCAGTGGCTTGTGAAATAGCTTGAGTCTGGTCTCCTTCTAGTCTTTGTACTGCCAATAATTCTTTATGAGCATTAACTAGTGAAAGAACTGCCAACTTTGCTTTTTCTAGTTCTGCTGGTGATGACCCTACATTTAATCCAGTCACTAAACTTTCTGCATTCTGTGCTAATGGTTTCGCAGATATTGGCATACTACCCAAATTAGCCATTGATGCTCTTAATTTATCTTGAGTGAGTATTAATTTCTCAGCTTTTATTCTAGTAGCTTCTAAATTATTGCCATATGTAATAATAGGTGTAGATGTTATCTTCTCAAATCCAGTTCCAGTTCCGTTCATTACAGTTTTAAATTTTTCTGCTACTGTTACTGTCTGACCAAGTGCATCTGTATACTGTCTAGTTGTACCAATAAGTTTTTCTACCTTTTGTCCTGCTATATCAAATATTTTAAAAGAATCGGTAGTTTTATTCATTGCGCTAGAATCAATATTTAACTTTATTGGTTTTTCAACTGAATTGGTAAGAGTTCGTATTTTAGAAGTTAAAGAATTTAAAGCAGAACTATCTGTAGTAACTTTTAGAATAATTGGATCACCATTTATTTTGCTTCTAATAGCATTTATGCTACTTAATATCATTGCTTCTGAACTTTTATCTAGAATTGCTTGAACATTAATTTGAATCATACTTGACATTAATTTAATCAACTCCTCTACTTAGACATTAAAAATAGAGGGTGATTACCCTCATTATGTTGTACTTATTCCTTGTTTTATTAATCCTTTAATTAACATTGTTCTTGCCAACCCATTATTTAATTCTTGTTTAGTTTTTTCAATGAATGGTCTTGGATCTAAATAATCTGAAGAAGATTTGTAATCGTATTCTCCAAATCCATTATTATCTCCATATTCAACCAATCCTGTTATTTCAAATGGCGATTTCCCATTAGGGTTATAATTTGGATTACTCATTGTTTTATTCTCAACATTTAGAATAACCATATTGCCAGCCTTAAATGTCTCATGTTCCATGTTCCCAACATCAGACAACCCACCGTTGTCTTCTCTTCTTATATACTCCTTAGGAGAATAGACATTATATACCGTTTCTTTTACATTCTGAGATTCTAATTGTTTAACTTCTATTGCTACAGTATCTACCATAGCAATTTGTATTTTCTTTAAAATAAATGCTTCTAAATCTTGCATACTATTAAATGAAGGCATTAAGATTACCTCCCTTACACCTTTTTCTTCCGAGTAGTTGTTGATTTGGGTTTATTAAAACTCGCAACAATATTTGGGAGTTCTTTCATTAAATCCCCTAATTTTTCTGGGGAAGGAAGTTTAGATACTATATTATTTAATACTTGACTAAAAATAGACGCAACACTATTACTTAGCTCCATTTCTTGTTCCATTTCTTGTTCTAGTATTTGAACAAACTCAGAACAATCAGAATTAAGCTGTACGTGTTCAATTATTTTATGTTCTTTGCAAAAATCATAGAATTCTAATGCTAGTACAGAATCAATATTGCTCTCTACATCTGTCAATCCTTCAAATTCAATATCTGCAAAGTTAGCTAATATATATAGGGTTGTAAATAGTTTTTTTAGAGTATAATCTACTTTCATAAAACCAGATTCATCTTTGTTTAAAGATATTAAGATTATATTGTCAATCATATTTTGTTGAGAGACGAGAGGGACGTAGTTAAATTTAATGAGTGTTGGTAAGTTGGTATTGCCTAATTCGATTTGTTCTTTTAATTCATTGAATTTCATATTATTAGTCTCCTTTAAATTCTATATTTTTACGCGTAAAAATTCCCCTATTTGAAAATAGGGGAGGGTGGTTACTTTGATTATCTAGCGTTAAGCAATCTGCCAATTTCTTTTTCGCTATCATCTTGATTCATTGAGCAAATCTCATCTAAATGCTTTTCTGTAGTATTTAGATATTCCGCAATTTCTCCATAAGATACTTTTAATTTATTATAGGTGTCTATATCAGTATCCTTATATAACACCATTTGAGAACGTATAATAACCAAATCTATAGATAAATCAAAGTTGCTCTTTAAAGAATTTTTCCAATTCTTTGCAGAATTTAACGCATGTGATTTATTTGAATTAGATTGTTCAACTGCAACTTTTTGAGAATGATTATAGTATAAATATCCACCAGATGATATTATAATCAAGGATATGATAATAGCTAGTATTTTATTTCTTTTCATGTTGCATACCTCCTATAATTTTATTTGTTTACTATATTATATTCTAAAACATAGGAGGTATGCAACAAATAATTGAAATTATGTTAAGATTTATAATGATTGTGGTCCCAAAACAGGTTCACCCATTATAACTTCATTAATTGATATACAACTCATTAAATAACCCTCTAATACTTTATCAATATTTTCAAAGTCCCAATACCAAATTTGTAATAAAAATATATTATTATTTATAGCATATTCTTTTTTTCTTCTGTCATGTTCTTGTTGGGTTATGAATTGTTCTTTGGTCTGATTTCTAGCCGTTCCGTCATGGTATTCTCCTTGATACTCTATAAGGAGATTATATTGTGGTAAATAGAAATCATATGATAAATTACAAGAACCTAAACCTATTAATCCATTAAATTCTTTTTGAGGAACATTATGAATATTATTTAAGTCAAAATACTCTTTACATTTCTTTTCCCCTTTTGACGCACTACAAGCTGGGCAACCAGTTTTATCACCTGCATTTCTATGAAAAATACCAGAGAACCATTCATAGTTACATACCTTGCAAATCCAGTGAACATGAAGGTTGCTCCCAGGACAATATTCTTCAGGTGATTTATCGTTCTTATCATAATCCCATTCTTCACAAATAATAGGGTTTACAACCAGTAGATTGTATTCTTTAGAAGGTAATTTGTGAGAGCAGTAAGGACATTTACTATCCTTATTTCTACTTGCTATAGTAGCGTCCCATTCATGACCGTTAACACATTTCCACCACGCTTTACTACCGTTACCACAGGTTACATCATATGGAGTCAAATCACCATTCTTAGCTATATGCCATTCTAAAGATAATCTAGGATTAAGTGTATCTAGACAATTAGATATACCTACTTGTAAACCATGGCAATATCCGCAACCTCTACCATTATAAATCTCACCCCAACTAGACTTAAATATCTCTCCACAACCATCAGCATGACATTTAAATCTAAGTTTATCATCTCTAGATTCATATATATCTGATACTAATTCAAATGGTCTGTTATTTAACTTACACCATGTATCTATGTTCTTTATCGTATAAGGATTTCTTTTTTCAAATCTAGATAAAGTTCCAGTTACCATATATCTTAACTTTCCATTATAATAATACCCTTCTTGATCCTTGAATATTAATTTCTGTGAAGACCCTTCATATATATCACTGATCAACTCAAATGATTTGTTATTTAATATTATCCATAATTTTATATTCTCTATTGTAAAGGGGTTAACTTTATCAAATATCTTTGATGATGGGTTTTTCTTTAATCCTCTATATAATGTTTGAAAACGATACCCTTCTTTATCTTTTATTATTAATTTTTGATTACTATTATTATATTCTTTAGTAATTAGTTCAAATCCTATGCTATTAACAAACTCGCTAAGTTCTTTAATATTGGGTAATCTCTTTGCCATCACTTTCAACCTCCAATTATTTTTACAACCTCCATCTCCGAACTATATTAAATACAAGGGAAAGAACTATGGAGGTAGTTCAATCAGGGTAATTAATCCTAATCTCTTCCCTTGTAAAACCAACAAAATTAAACTACTAATCTCTCAATGCATAATACTTTTCACGATCATATTCTCACCATGAAACAATCTATTATTCCTTATCACGTTGCTCAGATTAACTTCTAAAGCCTTAAAAATAACTTCCTTAACACTTTTACTTCTTATCTTATCCAAAGCCTTTATAACCCTTTCATGGCTTAAATATGCTCTACATTCCTCACTAAAATTCCTATAAGAAATATACAAATCATCACCATCAAATCGCTTGAAACAATTTTCATTTACGAAATTGCCATCTTGATCCTTAACAACCCAAACCATTCTTTCCACCATAAATCCCCCTCATATTCTATTATGTAAGGTTTTCAATCGCTTACCTTACTTCATAGTATATGTTGAAATGTATGATGTGTCAATACAAAATGGTAAATATATATTCAAATAATTAATCTAGATAGAAAATATCATCAAAACTTAAATTAAGTACAAATGCAATCTTCAGCCCGACTTCAGCACTTGTGTTATATCTATTTTTAACCAAGTTAGACATAGTTTGTCTTGTAATCCCAACTTGTTCAGCAAGCCAAATTTGCTTTATTCCACGCTCATCTAGGATCTCTCCTAATCTATTCTTAACCATACTATCACTCCATTCATATCTATTATACCAGACATTGATATTGATTGTCTTTATATAGTATATCACAAATGGAGTTATAATATGCAATAAATTATATATTTATTATACTTAATATAAAAACTAGCTTACTTAATAAATTTAACTCTCAATAACTCTGCAATCCTTCTAATATAATCCCTAATATCATCCTGTCTATATTCAGATTTAGCAACATCTAAAGTAAAATCATACCAATCATATTCTACATCAGTTTCTAAATAACCATTTATTTCAAACATATAAAACATGGTACTTGCTCCAACCCTTTTATTCCCATCAAGAAAACAATGTCCTTTTGTAAAGAAATATAATAGCATTGCTGATTTATCATACACAGATGGATATTCATCATGTCCAAAATATCCATATTGCTGTGCTAATACGCCTTCTACTTTATTCTCTGTATCAAGATTATAATCTGGATCTCCACCATTATGTTCAATATTAAATTTGTGAATTGATTTAATATCTTCAGCAAACACATATTTAATATCCATTTATTCAGCCAACCTTTTTAGTAATTTTGAATGTCTTTTTAAAAGATTTTGAATAATTTTATCATTTGCTTCTCTATCTAATATGTGAGGGGTGGAATATGTTACTACATCTTTCTTCTCAAGAGTATTAATCACTTTGACACCTCCTGTATTAATTTTTGCTTTAATAAGTTTGACTCTGACTCTTTTATTGAGTTTTGCGTTTTGATTTCTGACGGTTGTTTTTCTAATTCTTGGCATAGTAATCACCCCTTAATTACATTATATAATATTGAGGTGATTAAGTCAAGGGTTGATGTAATATTATATATACCTTACAATATTAAATAAAAGCTTCTTCTACATCCTCTGACCCATCTCTAATAATATATATTTCAGTAGTTGTGGATGATTTGTGTCCCAATAGAGCTTGTGCCGATTTTATATCTTTACCCTCATTAACCACTAGCCAAGTCGCCCGTTGCTCCCGAAGTTGGTGAGGATGGACTCTTCTATTAATCACTTTACTAAAGTCATCCTTACACCAATCATTAAATAAACCTTCTCCTGCTTGACGATATTCACCTTGAGATTTTGTAACAAATACATAAGGGCAATCATCTTCTCCTCGAACTTCTAACCATTTGCTAATAGCATCCATAGCAGACTGATCAAATTTAAGTTTTCTTACCTCACCAATAACCCCTTTACCTTTGCAACGAGTATCCTGAGTAGCATAGAATGTAATTGTTTTAATTTCCTCTATCCCATCATCATTCTTGATTTTCTTTTCCTTAATAATAGGAGGATAATCTACAACTTCTTTAAGGAGTTGTCTGGACTCTGCTCTCCTACAAGCTGTTGAATATGTAAATTTTAAGTAAGCTAATTTTTGCCATTGTTTGCGAGTTTCAAGATCTTTTAAGAGTAGTTCCCATTCTTCTGCATTCATTGGTTGCTTTATATGCAAATCATTAATAGGTGGAGCAGAAATCTTCTTAGTTATGAAGTTCTTAAAAGTAGGGTACTCCTCTTCATAAAATGTAATAATATACCCATTTAAGGAACTTATTGCAGCACGTTTCAATCTTACTCCTGAACTAGACATGCCTCTTCTCACGAGGAAGTTTTGATATTTTAAAAAGTCTCTACTTTTTATTTCTAATAATGATTTATCATCGCAATGTTCATAAACCCAAAAAAAGAAAATGTGCAATGCCGATAAATATTGTCTTAGTGTCTTGGGACTAAGGTTTGTCGATTCTAATAAAAACTCTTCTGTAATATTACGATTGAATTTATTTAGTTTATTCCATTGTTCGTCTGTGACTGTCGGGAGCTTTTCCGCTATAGATATCTCTGCCATTTATACGCCATCCTTTTATTCTTATTTAACCTTTAGCTAATTTCTTTGCTTTCTTTCTATCCCTTTGTCCTTTTTCAATGACATCATATTCTTGCCATCCACCATCTAACGTGCAATGCCCAATCCAACGATAATCAACTTCAGGATATTTATGGTGAAACAGCTTTTTTTTGAGCTTGGCTATTGGATCGACCATACCTCCCTTGACATCGAAAACTATGACTGATTTATTTATATAAGTTAAAACGTAATCGGCAACATAATTCACGGCAAGAATAGTTTTATTATTGTATTTATATTTTTCCTGTAGTTCATACTTAACTTGTCGTTGGCAGTCTATAATTGTTCCATCTTCTAATCCTATTTCTATAACTTCTTTAAAATATCGCATTTCTAATAAACTATCGTACTGGACTCCTTTATATGTACGCTTTAATTTACCCTCATCACTAAGGTCAACGTGGAATTTACTATACTTTTTCTTAGCGATTTCATTTCACTTCTTTCATTTATATATTTATACAACAAAAAATCCTACTTACTCAAAATAGGATTTTTTCTTCTGTAAATATTAAGTTTTCTAAAAGGGATAAAAAAAGAGAAGGAAGGAGTTTTAATTCCTCTCCTTCTCTTAATAGGATTTATATTAATCTAGAGTCTTTATCGGTAGATAACTTAATGTATTTACATCTTCTAAATCCCCAACATATTCTACATTAATATTTCTTCCCTTATATGATGCTTTATTATCTTGATAATATCTCAATTCATCAACGGACAAATCAAGAGAAACAGCCATTCTCCATTCATTAACCTTTATTATAATAGAATCATCATATGCGTCAACAATCCCAACATTGAATGACTTTATTTCTACATCCTTAGCCACTACTTTTCCTCCTTTTGAAAGAGGCAGTAGTTAAACTACCTCATAATATTATATATTACTAAAATCAGACAATTAATGTCTCGTCAAAAACGTCCATATACCACATATCTGTAGAAGTTGCACTTTTCAAAATTTCGATAGGCATAGATAGTACGCTTGGGTCTCCCTCAGCTTTAAAATCCATCTTCCACGTTTCTTCAAATTTTCCGTTCGGGATAACTATTTGTGCAGCAAAGTCAGCTTTGGTAAATTCATCGCGCACAAGAACTTCAACAATAATTTTGAAAGAAGCACCAAATTTATCAGATGAAATTTTGATTCTAGAAGCAGTTGCATCCGTAGTCATCTTGTAATAAACACGGAAAAGTGTGCCGTTAGGTTCTGCCCCTGCAAAGAATGTTATTACTTTAGCAGAAATAGAGAATAATTTTAATCCTGTCGTGGGCGTTCCTAATGTATACTCAATACCATTTGTACCGTCTGGATTGATTTTATAGACACTAATAATTGCTCCGGATGGTGTTTTAGAAAGAGTAACCGTATCGGAAGTAACTGCCAAATCATCAATTTGTTGAACTGTAACTGCTCCTGTAGAAATAGCATTACCAGTTAGCATTGCCAATGCTTGCTTGTCAAAGATAGCATCCTCAAAAGTGATCTTTGCTGTCTTGTCACTGGAAAATCCTACCAATTTAGCGTTCCCACGACCGCCTTTTGAATATACAGTAGTACCAGATGTTTCTACACCACTAGTTTTTAAGGTCTTAAGTGTTACAATAGCTTTACCCGTAGTCAAATCATAAAAAGTTGCTTCTCCGCAGTCACGGATAGCAAAACGATTAGGTGAACTCATTATTAATTCCTCCTCAAATTTTAGTTGTTAGATATGTATTTTTTAATCCAAGAAATTTTCTTGGTATTAAGCGTTTTACCATCTATGTTTCCAGTATATAAACCAGTCATAGTATTATTATAATTATCAACTATCTCTAAACGATAATAGGCATCATATAATTGATAAACAGTTAAATCAAAAATATTAAATATATTAGTATTAGTTGATTTCCAAGCAACGCCACTTATAATACTATTAAAATCTACATCTTCTTCTCTATGAAGTTTTGCGTATGCTTCATTTTTCCTTTTAATCTTTTCTATGATTGCTCTAGCCCTATCATTGGCTGGATTATATTCAGGCTCTTTTTCAATTTGCACGTTATACATTTTTCTAAAGATACTAATTAAATTATCTGCATTTTCTCTATTAATATAAACTAATTCTTTGCCACGACTAAGGGAAATTGTTTTCTTCTCTAAAATATAACGAACATCATCATAATCCAAAAATACCCTTAAAAAATCCATAAAAGAATCCATTAAATTTATATACTCTGTGTAAAAATCGAAGTTTGTGACCTGATTATATTCATCTTCTGGTATTTCATTTATAAATTTATTTTTATCAAATCCCAGAACACTCAATATCTTTAAATATTCATCGAACCCTAATTCATCAATGATATAAGATAATGTTAAAGGTTTTATTTTTATGCCATCAACCATGATAACTGAACCCTTTAATAATTTTAATTCTAACTCTGCACTACTACTCATATGTACAACATCCTCAATTAAAATCACACAACGAATAACTTATTCTATACCCTGAGTAATTGGCATTTACCCACATTATATTGCTGCTGACGAACTTCATTTTTCCAACGCCCAATCCATTTACAGAATTAAATAATGAGTCAATCTCTTTCATAATAGCAAATGGCCTAAGCATACCATTCATTCTCCAAAGCTTACTATGGCAAATAACTACAAATGTTAACTGGTTATTCTTAAAAGCAGGGTTATCTTTACCTAATTGAAAATTATCAAACATAACATTTATTTGCGTACTTGCAATACTGTCTACATCTGGGGTGAATGGGTATGGATAAATCTTATCAAATAATAGAGAAGAACTATCTTCCATGTCAGCCTCAGAAAGTGGGTCATATGAGTTATAGTTTACTAATTTACATAAATTTTTATTATCAATAATTTTTAACAATACTGTCATGATGTTATTATTCAGTTCATCAAATCTGCTCATATTTCCCCTCTCTAAAATAAACCAACAATCTTGATTTCTTTCTCTGTGTATTTTGTATTATCTGAAACTAAAGTAGAGCGTAGCTTAATATACTTACCAACATAACTTGAATTACTGGACGCAGTGACAGTACAATCAAAACCATTAGTAACTAATGTTGCATATACATTACTCGTTCCATCTGAATTAGTTAAACCCCAAATGCAATTTTGGTTAAATACTTCTACCCCATTATTCCAGAAATGCGAAGTAGTAATTAAACTTCTACTTATTTTTAGTGTAGTATCAGAAGGAGTTATAGAAATACTATAATTATCAATTACGGTCATATCACCATGAATAGCGATGCTAGCACTTACAGTTCCAAAAGTTGCTACAATAATTGAATCTCCTGTACCAATTGCAGTAATTAATCCAGTTGTGCTAACTGTGGCAACATTCAAATGATCAGAGGTATAAGTAACTCTTGAATTATCCACAATTGCGTTATTCTCTTTGCATTGAATGCTTAATTGTAGTGTAGTATTAGAATATAGTAGAGTCGCAGAAGTTCCATTCAAAATGTAAAGTTCTTGGACTGGTTGATGTGAATAATAATTAGCAATATTTAGTAAAATATTATCATCAACACTATCAATCAAGTCTTCTTTTACTCGAATATCAATCAATCCATTTACGCTTATAGTGTCAGTGCCCTCAACTTTGTACGCTCCACCATTAAGTATAAATCTAGTCCCAACAACAATCTTCAAACTATCTACTGTATTAGGGCATGAAATGATATATTCATCGCTAGCTAAAGAGATAAATTTATCTATGCTTAGACTTATGTTGCCTTTTCCAACAAAGCAGGGAATAGTAGATAACACTGAATTAGAGTAAAATTTCAATGTGTTATTTGACCTAGTAACTAAACAAGAACACGCCACTGTACTTGTAGTTGTTTCTGTACATATCCATATTAAATTATTAAACTCTAAAATATCACCAATTTTTATTACTTGCTGAATATCCTTGAAAATAACCTTCTGATAAGAATCTGGATTCATTGTCAATGTTTTACGATTAAAGAAAGCACTAACCCTAAACCTCAAATTAAATCCATTCAATTTACCGTCAACTAAAGTAGGAGAATCTTCAAACCCATTGTTTACAATATCTTGTTGCATGTTTTTATAATAATCACTTGAAGTTGCACCAATATCATTAATTCTAGCAATATAATCATCTAAATAACTCATGATTTGGTTTCCTCCAAGTCTTTTATTATTTTTTCACACAAACCAATACATTTGAAAACAGTTGGTTTTAATAATTTCATATCTTTCAGCAAAGATAATCCTTCAATACAAAAAAGTAATTGTAAAAAATGCTGATTATGTACAATAAACGATTTGCCACCTTGCAATTCAATCTGAAGAGATTGTATATATATTTTTAAGGTAGGGCAACCATCCTCATGCAATGGAAGAATTTTAAATATCTTCCCAATTTGCTCTTTAAAATATTGTTGTAAATCAACATTACTAAAATATGATTCATAATCATTCATATAATCATCCCAATCCTTTAATATTGGTTGGGGTATAAGAATAATTAGTAATCAAATTATCTGCTATTTGAATCATTTGATTTAATCTATCACTTTTTTCTTTCATCAAGTTTGCTGAACTGTATTGTTTGAAATCGCTATCTGAGAGGCTGTTTTGCATTGCTAAGACATCATTAATCATAGGCTCAAACCATTCAATTAACATCTTAATAGCAATAATTTCTTGTGCTTTAGGAGTAAGTGTTTGGTTAAATTGTTGAGAAATTAAATCAATATCAATTAGATCAACTTCACATTCATCAAATTTAGTTGTAGCACTTTCTAACCAACCATATAATCTTCCGTCTGCTATTGTTGGCACAGTTACAATAAGATTAGCAAGTTTAAGGTCTGTGATTTTTCTTAAAAATCTAGAGTAAATAGAGGAGAAGGGGGTACTCATAATTTTCCCTCCTTAATAAGTGTTTGAAGAATCAAATTTTACGCCAAGAAGATTTTCAAGAAATCTTTGCTTAGTTATAGAGTCAAATTCTCCATTTTCAATTTTTATTTTTGCCATTTCAGCAAGTAAATCTTTAGTTCCCTTTGGTTGTTTAGAAACTATTTCTTGCATTTTAGATTCAGATGATTTGAAGAATACATCAATATTATCAGGTTTAATTAAATATTTATATAACTCAGTTAACCTCAAATGATTTACGACATCCTCATCATCAATTACCAGCCATCCCTCTAGAAGAAGTTTGGATTGATTAGATTTCATTGTTACTAAGTCTGAAACTTGCATTACATCCCTAGCACCATATCCACCCTCAATCATCCATTCCCCAGTTGTCCTAGAATTTACGAATGATAATATATGTGTAGTGTTATTTACTACATCAACATAATCATCTTTATCCACTTTTTTAGGAACAACTTTCTTAATGGGAGGTTCAGAGACTTTTACTTCTTTAACAATAATGTCTTCTTTGGGCATTACTTTTTTTGCTCTTGGCATAATTGTGCTCTCCTTTTATTCAAGTTAATATATTATGAGGGTTATTATTTTCACCCTCATAATATATTATATTTATATTAAGACAATTTCATGAAGCCGTATTTTGATGCACTAAGGATCGCAATCCCATATTGCTTACCAAAACCTTTTTCAATAGACATATCAGCATTTTGGTCAAAAGCGTTATCTGTCATAATAGCTTCTCCCTCAAATACCAATTTGACAATTTTCTCAGAATTTTGTGGAACAATAAGGATAAAGGAATCGTCAATGACGAAATTATCAGTACCAGGAACATGAGCGTTTGTGAGTTCTACTAATGGTGTTCCTTGAAGATTACCCAAGTAACCTTGTGAATTTACTACTCCCAACATTTCTTGGTTCATAAGACCAGGATATGCAGTAAAACCAGCGGTTGGAGTTACTTTTGCTAATGCTAATTTGGTTCCGAAGCATACCACATCTGGGGTATTAGCAGCAGCTTGAACATGCGCTACCATTGTGTTGAATGCAGTAAGAGAGAACGTTCCAGTTACTCCGTATGTAGCACTCAATGTACTGTAAGAACTATAAATACCAGCATAAATATCACTCTTGATTTGTAATGCAAACGAAGTAGCAATACGATTTACCATAAGAGGCCAGTCGATTCTGCCACTGGCAAAACGAATGAATTCCTCATAGATTTTCACGAATCTCATTTTCGTAGGAACAGTCAACGAACCTCTGTCTAAACGTTGTGCTCTGATGTTCGTAGTACCATTAGCAATTGTAGCAACATTAAACAAGCTAATATCCGATACTTCAAAAACTGCTTGATCTCCCCACGACATATTGCGTGTTTCGACAAATTGGTCAAATTGTCCTTCTAAAGTACGTGGAATAATTTGGTCAATTGTTTCAGTAATAAGATTAAATACTGCATAACGAGTTACAGGGTTTTGCATTGATTTATAATCTACTTTACCGCCACACATTTCAACGATAGATTTTCTGAGTGCTCCATTTGCGTCCTCCGCAGAAAACTTGTCTGTTTTACCATAATAAATATCTAAACCTAATTGAACTAGTTCATTCATCATTAATTCCTCTTTTCATTTAATTTATTTATTAGTTATTATGCTTTTAATACTTGAATAGTTGTGCAAGCTACTTTGTTAAAACCAGTAGTTCCTTTTTCAATTACTTGACCAATGAAACGTGTAACAGGAAGAGTAGCAGAGAAAGTGAGTTTATAAGATGCATTTGCTACTCCAATCCATTGATTAAGAACAGTAGTGCCTGTGATGTTGGCATCAGCTACCGTGAAAATATCTCCTGCGACTAAATGATAAGCACGTGCTGGTAATCCAGATACATTGTAAAAATCTTGCAAAGTTGTTCCAGGGAGATAGTTAATTTCAGGACTAGAAACTAATACGATTTCATCAGTTCCAAGAGTTGCTGTTGCAGGTGCAACAAGATTCTTTAATTCTCTTTCACCAGTAACGACACCAGCGAGAACCCCGATTGAACCATTATCCAAATCTACAGTAGCTACTACGGATTCGATATTACCATCATATTTGGCTTGAATTTTTTCTAATTGACAAATTGCGTGAATCATTATTTATTCCTCATTTCTTTTATTTTTTTGATATTATGTTTATAATGCCAAATGAACCCTTTATGTTTGTTTACTCTACCACTACAACAATCATAAATTACATTCGGATTAAAACCATACTCTCTAGTTTGTTCTGGACAATCCCATACTCTAAGAACTTCTCCTTCAAGTGAAGATTGAACCACACTGTAATCTATTTTTGATTTGATTACTTTATCTTTCTTACCGTCTTTTCTCACGTATTCCATTGCGTTTCTATTTATTTTTGGTAATTGATCAACGTAAAAGATAAAATTAAAACCAATGTTATTATATTCACTTTCAAATAACCACATAAATCCTCCAGAGGTTCTTGCCTTCTTATTACAACATAATCCTATAGCACCTCTAGAAGCACCAGTTTCTTTTGAAGCGATTACAATACCATCAAATCTACTTATATATTTACCATCTTGACTTAGCTGAACAACTGATTTCCTAAAGGAAGGATGAGGTGCACCAATTTGATTAGACTTGTTCTCTGCTTCCCTTGAATATGTATCAAGTTTCATATTATATCCGTATAGTTTTAATCTAGAGTCAAGCAACTTTATATAATATAATTCAAGACCATTTAAATCATTTTCATTCTCAACTTTTTCTACAACATATCCTTCAAAATTAGATATCCCATATTTGTTAGCACTCTTTTGTAGATGTCGATTGGGATGGTGATTTGTATTCAAGTTAGACATATGCCCTCTAAACCTGTCCCAAAGATTATTGGTTTGTCCGATATAACATTTCTTGTTAATTTTATTATATAAAACATAAATACCTTTAACTTTTTTATATTCTATATTCATTTCCTTAACATTTAAAGATATATCATTAGCCAAATTTATTAATACGTCCAAAATATCACCCTCCAAAATATAAGGGGATTTAATATATCAGACGCTTCTCCATTGTTGTAATAGACAATTTAATTTATCAGTACCAATAAAAACATAAAAAGTTTTCAATGTTTTACGATGTGTTCCACTATGTAGATACCTAACTCCATTTCCAACTAAAAATCTTTTTAAAGGTAATGAGTAACAATAAAAAAGCTTTTCCAAAATATAAATCCTCCTGAAAAATTATTTTTGTTTACTATATTTCTTTATAATACCAGCATAAGATTTTGAACTAACTTCATCCTCATGCGTAATACCCATATCAAGGGACATTTTAATTACATCTGAACTTCCATCTTCATTTTTTATTAATGAAAATTTAGAAGCTAGTTTCATTCCAACTAAAGCATATAAATCCTTTTCAACAGACGCTAGATCCATTTCAAAAGCCTTTACTTTTAATTCACTGACTTCTTCCTCAGTTAAAACTGCAAATTCTTTCTTCGCAAAAAGAGCATTAACTTCAATTTCTTTAGCCGTATATTCATCAGTAGCAATCTTTTCAGACTTATATTGACGCAGTTCTACAGCTTCAGATTCTAATTCTGAATATTTAATTTGTAAGTCCGTATTATCAGATTCAAGTGCAGAAATTTTATCCATATATATTTTTACTTCTGCTTCAAAATCCCTTTTTTCTTCAGAATCAATTATAATTTCAACTTCTTCAGTCTTTTCAAATTCCTCAACGACTGGTTCTGTTGAAACTACTTCATCTAAAATTACTTCCTCGATTACAATATCTTCATTCATGCCTAAACCTCCTTCTTCAATATTTTCTATATCAACTTCGTTAGAAGTGTGATTAGTATTATTTTTGTCTAGTGAAAAATTTAGTTCAGTCATCATTTCTGTAAAATCCTGCATGAACTTTTCCTTATCTAGACTAAAATGTTCAATATCAGCAGAGGCGAAACATGGTTCAACATCTGAACCAAGAATACAAAGTGCAGAAAAATGACCATCATTAATTTCGTAATAATTTTTTTCTGTATTAAATTGACCATCTGTTATTGATAATTCCATTGACTGATTTGCACCATCATCAAGAATTTTCTCGATTTCAGGATATCTGCCCAACCATAGGTATGCAGTTGTAGTAAGGTATTCATGCTCAGTAATACCATCTTTTTCACGAATTGTTTCCCATGTAACTTCTGCATCAGAGGGGATAACTCCATATGGCTTTGTAGTGTCTGTGAATTTCACACCATCATCGGATAATTCAACTTTACCACCATGCGTACCAAAATCATCAGACTTCCATTCACCCACCACAGGAATATTTTTCAAGGAATAAAGCATTTTGTCAACAGTTTCACGACTTATAAAGCTTCCATTTCTATTCTCTCCACAGTACATTACATGAATTTTAACTTTTGCAAATTCTGGGTTAATTTTTTCAAAACTATCATATGTAGATTGAAACCCTATTCTCTTCAAATTCTCACCTCCTTAAAAGTACAAACGATTAGAATATGTAATGTTTGTATTATTAAAACTAACATATTTATTTATATCAATTGAATTTTCAAAGACCCAAACTATTATGTTATTAGATTCATAGGTTTGGATTACTTTAAAATTCTTAGATAATAAATCATCCTTTAACTGTTCACTAGAACAATATATGAATTTCTTCATTATTACACCTTCTTACTTGCCTCTATTATCGTTAGCCCCTGAAGATTTAGTTTCTAATCCTTTGTCGGTCAAGTCTTTGGTCTTTTTACCTGGATTACCACCTTCACTCAATCCACCTGTATAGGCACTTGCAAGAGGTTTTAATGCCGAAACAATATCTTCTCCATTTTCAAATGCCATCATTGAATCAAAATCTTGTGGATTAATTCCTTGTAAACATGCAACTAAACGCTTACTATATCCAAGAGTTGCAGAATTTAAAGCAGATGTATATAATTCGTCTCTATTAAAAACACTCACATCTGGGAATATAACCTTGAATTTGTACTTTCCACCTAGTTTACTAAGTTGAAAATTAATCCATTTCTCAAATTGCTTTACACAATGTTTTACAAATTCATAATCTGTTTGAACACTTAGATTTAATCCAATATTTCCTCCATCGCTAGAGAATAATACTTCACTAATTCCCCCTGCTTTGAAGAAGTTTGACTCACCTAATCCAATCAAACTATCTTTTGTTTGTGCTTGTTTATCAAAAGATATAGATGCCATTTCCATAGGAGTCGTTACTATCCCTACATTTGCTGGCATATTAGCTTTGGCGTTATTATGAAACTCTTTAGCATCAGGCAGAGAAATTAAAAATTCACCTTTTTTCTCTTTACCCATTGGGATTCTTTGATAAACTAATTTTTGAATATCTAAAGTTAATTTATCTTTAATTAAATCCTTGTATGTATCAATTTCTAAACAATCACCAAATATACCCATGAGTGGAGGAGCAATAATTCCTGTACTACTATCAAATTTAAAAGCAACCGCATTTTCATCAAGTACAACCCAATAATAACTTCCACTGTTTACAGGTGATCCATTAATGTCAGTTCGTTTACCAGATATGACTGCGTCATAGTATTTCTTAAACTCTGGAGGAAATGTATCAATATTGACGAGGGGATTTAGGAAATACATAAAATTAAACGCATATTGAAATCCTATGTCTGTTTTAGAAACAAGTCTACACCATGCAGAAGGTAACCTTTGTAATGTAGTTGATGTATTAGAGGTTCTTTTATATCCGAAAAATATGTCTTCAAGAATAATTACTTGCATTATAGATAAAAATTCCTTTTTAATATCAAAGGAATCAAGCCAGTTATAAGCTTTTGTTTTAGCTTTTTTAAATACAGTAGATTTTACATCTGATTCAGAAATATTATAAGGAATAATCATATGGTCTAATGTACAAATGGAAGATAGATAATACACAATTCTTTTAAAGAATGAGCTTGTATTATACAAATACATTGCAACTTCTCTTAATTGTTTCTCACTATTCGCAGGGTTTTCTGTCCATTTAATGATATCTGACTTCTTATATTTGTAACTTGATGTAGATTGTTGTTTTAGAAGCTCATTCATCCATAAGGGATTATTATTTATGCTATTACCAACAGCTAAACTAAATTTTCTTAACTCTTCTGGATCTAAGGTTGAAACAATATCTTGAGATGTTGAATTATTAGATGGTGGAGATGCGAATGTCCTGTTTTTATTTCTGCGTCTTGACAATTTGTAACCTCCTTTCATTGAGGGATGTTAATTGAAGAATAGGTATTGAAGAGAATCTTCCTCCTCTTCGCCAAACATATTTTTTCGGTTATATTCTTCCATTTCATTTACCACAGATAATCCATATGCTAAACTTGTAGCCCTATCTCTTTTATGAGTTTTTACAATTCTGTCATATATAACGTTATTATTGGCACTCATAATTTGCTTAATATTAGATAATTCTTGGATTAATAAGTCTGTTTGTACAAACATAGAAAACTCTTCAACAGTTAATTGTGCTGTTTTATATGACTCATTCATTTCAGTTGAATGTTTTAATAATCTCAAAGATTTATTTTCAAAAGAAGCTTTAAGATAAGTGTACATAGTGTTATTGCTACTTTGTGTAGCAGTTATCCCTCTAATAATAGGTACGGAATTTTTAATGTCTCTACCTTTTTCATCATCATCTAAAACTAAGGGGGGGAATTCAATTGTTTCCTTTGTTTTTTCATCTCTATATTCCCAGCTTTCATAGAACAACGATGGGAGTGGTTCTCCGTTGCCACGCATATCAATAATTATTTTGATTGCATTGGGGAATTTAAGATGATACAATTCTCTCAAGAAATCTCTCTGCTCTGGAAGTGTTGCCCCATTATGTGTTTTCGTATAAACAACATCTTTAAAATATGTGCCATTCGATTTTTCTTTCAACTTAATTACGTGAGTACATGCGTTATCAGAGTTTTTAGCACTAGATAATGCAACGTCATGAACAATAATATATATACTCTTACTTTTCTTAGGTTGAATTACCTCGCACTGATCTAATATTCTACAAGGATTAGTGATTTCATAAGGGTAATAACTTTCACCACTAGAACCTACAAACTGTCCACAATACTCATATAGAAAAATTTCTTCAGTAGTATCTGGTTTATTTTTCTCTTCATCAATATCTTCTGCATCAAAAATCATAGACTCAATTCCAACTTTATAGTCCAAAGCACATACAAAGAAGTTTTTATTTCCATCCTTCATTTTACCATAGAAGTATATAAACCTTTTATATAAGTCACTTGTTTTTAAGAAGGCAGAAGAGATAAAAATTACCTTGCCTTTTTCTGGCATCATATGTTCGATAGCAACTGGCCTTTTAGTTTTTGTCATTGGAATTAGGATAGTGGATATGACGGAATCTGGTACCAAACGTGCCTCGTCAATTAGTAGATAATTAAATCTCCAACTTCTTGCTCCATCTCCTTGATTTCTTCCTAAAACAATAGCTCTAATTTCACTGCCATTTCTAAAGTTTACAACACAGTTATCAGATGACACACTTATTGGGAATATTATTTCTCGTGCTATATTAGGGTTATTAGCAAGTTCACCTTTAATCTTTTGTATAATCACGTTCCTAGCCTGTTGCCCCTGACCTGAAGCTATGCCACATTTTAGGCCCTTATATAGTATAGCTGAACAGACAAAAAATACTGCACTTATCCAAGACTTTCCTATTCCTCTACAACATATGAGCATTACATATTGGTATCTAGCCATAGCTCTAAGTAATAAGCGTTGGAACATATGGAGCTTGAGTCCAAGAACTTCAATGGCAAACTTGTCTATATGTACCCTATAATATGCTATAAACTTAATCCACTCTTCATTACTTAAATCATCGCCTTCGCCAACTATTGGGTCATGGCTAAAACTACTATCTAAGTTATTAAAATCTCCATCTTTTATATGTCTACTTTTTTTACTAAAATTCTTATGTACTGCCATGTTATCACCTACAATGATTTCTGGATATTATTAAACTGATCTAATAAATGTTCAATAGCATCCTTTTCATAATCTTCTGCTACATAAATCCAGTCTTTACTTTCTATTTTATCTACTACTTGGCAAATACTATTTATACCAGCACTTATACTTGATCTAGAGTTTTCAGTGAACTGAGCAGACTTTGATAGTGTATCAAAAGTAGCTTGCAAGTCTTTATATTTCTTATCAGCTCCATTTGTTCCATCTAACATTTCTTGATATGCTTTATTAACAGCTAAACTAGCACAACAAATCTTTTTCGCATAGTCTTTGTAACTTGTTGTATTAATCTTGAAGTCTGAATGCAATCCTGTAAGATATTTGTCAAGATATTTAATATCTACCTGAGTATATCTTCCATTCCATTCTTCACTATATATTCTTGTTTGATCTTCAAACACTGATTGTTGCCCTTGCGAGGAACTGTTTGCAAATATACTATCTTTATATCTTACAAGACCTTGCTTGCGATATTGGGGCATTGCTGAATTTTTAAAATATATTCCTAAAAGATTAGGATTTATCTTTTCTTTTTCAAAGGTATTGTAAAATACTTCTTCAAGAAATGGTTTATCAAGCAACTCACAAACTTTTATTACTGAATCTCTAATGTTTGAACCAGACTGTATATAAGAATTGTATAGATCATATACGCAACTCTTGCATGTTGGGAAAAATTCATTATATAAAGGATTATCAGTTTTGAAATAGTTGGTTATATTAGCTGATTTAATCAATCCACAACTACTACATGTAATTTGTTCTCGTTTAATTTTCACAAATTTCCCTTCCTTTAATTCATGTTTATAGACATAAGTAAATGCTCTATCTAAACAAAGATAGAGCATTTTAAATACCTATAAATTAATCTTCTAAAAAGTCCTGCATTACAATTTTCATCTCCTGCATTCCTTCTTCAAAGCCATCACCATAACCTTCATTAAAAATATCTTGAAGCATTTCATAAATATGTTGAGGGCACATACCTTCCATAATCATATTAACTGCTTCTGTAAGGTAATCCTCTTTATCTGATTCAACGCAATCTGGGCACTGACATTCAAAAACTTCTTTTGGGATTTCTGTTTGCTCAACCTCTAATTCCATACAATAAGTTTCCATATCAACAATATCACCATCAATTTCAAAAGACTGATACCATTGTTGTTCTATTTTATCCCATGCTGTTTCTGATTTAAATACACGCATTAATATTTATCCACCTTTATTATTTATTTTAAAGTTGACATTGCTGTTAAATTTATAGTTCTGAATTATCCTTTGCATTAGAATTATGCTTAGAAGCTTCTGCCGAAATTTTACTGATTGCAATATTATTCTCGATATTCATTTTATTAAAAATATAAGCAACAGCATCTTCCATACTCCAACCACAATTTATTAATGCAGTATACATACCACAAGCACAACTTGCTTCTTTAATACCCCTAATAAACTCTTCTTTATCAAGTTGCTTAGGTACACTTAACTCCATAGGTTCAAAGAACATAATTATATCTGAATCTGGTTTATTTAATTCTACAGGTAGAATAGTATCTTCTGTTTTTGTTTCCTTTTCTTCTAGCGACATATTAATTCTCCTATTTCCTACAAAATTTTATCTACAATATTGAACTCATCTGTAACTGCCTCAGAACCCCAAAAATACCAATCATATTTCATTTTTTTGATTTCTTCTAATCTTACATCTGAAATATTAGTAGTATCAGTTATAATTGTTTTAAGTTTATTCCATATAGTTGCTGTTTCTTCCATATCATCAATCATATCTTGATGTTTTCCAGAAGTTCCAGATATAGCACTATGAACCATAATTCTAGAATCGGGCAAAGCTCTACGTTCACTTCCACATATTAATATCCAGAACCCACCTGAAAAAGCTATTGTATGAACAGTAGTAATTATTCTATATCCGTCATTTACAACCATACTTCTGATTTTAGAGCAGAGTGCAATTGTTGAATATGCGTCTCCACCGTATGTGTCCAAAACAATTTCAATAGGTTTTTTAGTTCCTGACTTTTTATCAATAGCTTGAAGTCTATCTAAGTAGTAAATTACTTTGAAGATCGACTCTCTATCAATCTCCTCACAAATGAAGATTCTGCGATCACGAATTGCAGAATTTATTTTCATTTCTTCAATTACTCTGTCTGGTTGAATCATAATTTCCATATCTATATTACCTTTCGGCTTAAATTTTATTGTAAAATTACATCCTTAATCAATTCAATTTTCCCATTATCATCAACAATACAAATGGTTTGTGACGCAAAAGTAGTAGCACCAAATTTAACACTATAATCGTTGTAACCACTCAAACAACCAGTATAAACAATATACCTACCGTTATTCTCAGACTCAATATTGAAGTTATGTAAATGTCCCTTAAACAAAACGTCATAAAACTGATCATCTACAGAAATTTCATTCCTCATAGCTCTTTTACCGTCCTTGGTAGAATCTTCACCATGAATGAATTTACATTTAAGACCATTAACATCCTTAACTATCTCTTTATCTGTATGTTTCCTGTCAATAATATTTACACGTTTATTATTAGTTATTTCTACATAAGTTTTAAGTTGTTCTCTAATAATAACTTCAGCATTATCACCATCAAGATTAACTTTCTTATCGCCATTTATTCTATCATGATTTCCGTAAATGCTATCATATTCAACTTTTGTATATTTGCTTAACGCACACAGAAATCTATAAATTAGTTTAATAGCTTTATTTATTTGCTCTGATTGTGTAAACTCACAGAATTGACTTTGATTTGCTCTCATGTAAGTATGTTCTATTATATCTCCTGTGTTGACAACAGAAATATTACTAATTCCATACAATTCTATGTATTTATAGCATTCAGAAATAAGTTTATCTACTCTTTTATTAGCAATTTCCCAATTATAGTAATTACCCTTACAATTATCAATCACATACCCGATATGCCAGTCTGTCATATGGACTATCATTTTATATTTGCTATTATTTACATTTAATGTTTCATGACAATATTCAGGAATAATAATCGTACAATTTTCTGATAGATAATCTTTAATATCTTCCGCAACACTAACAGACTTAATGAAGTCTTTTTTTAGAGCATTAAGTTGTCTGTTTTGGTCTCTAATTTGTTGTTTCTTAATATCAAGTTCTCCGACAATTTCTCTAACTTGATCTAATTTCTTTTCTACAATAATATCTCTGATTACTTCTTGTTTTTTGAGAGTACCATCTTTACCTTGGCGTTTTTTAATAAATTGTCTATATGCTTCTCCAGTTGGAAACGGTAGTTCATAAAAATTGTTCAAGTCTGACCAAGAAGGTTTATTAGTATTAAGTAGAGTCTTATATTTATTTCTATTATTTTTGAAGTCTACGCCTATAGTATATAATTCGTTTTTAGACATTCTCAACCTCATCACAATTTATTTTCATTATTAATATCATAATCGACCATATGATTTATCTTAATTAAATCTCATTCCAAAAGGAACAATCTTGACAATACAGAATAGTTTTTTCACAATAAAATTTTAGGAAATACCTATGCTTACCGCAACAGGGGCATGTTGTATCTTCAATATTTAGTTTTTCCATTAGTTTAATCCTCCTTGTAAGAGAATATATTATTTTATGGAGCCGAAACACAGAATCAAACTGTGAATCTCTGATTACAAAACAGAAGTTTTATCATTAAACTATTTCGGCATTTGGCTGCGAGAGCAAGGTTCGAACTTGCGACATTCTGATTAACAGTCAGACGCTCTACCAACTGAGCTATCACGCAATATAGTGCAACAATCTAAAAACATTAAGTAAGTATTAATACTCCCCTAAGAAAAACTCATGTTGCAAAGTTTTTGTTCTGTGCTAGTTTTTATCTAAGATATCACTAGCAAACCTATTTAGTATAGTATATTTAGTATTAATAAGCTGACCTAACCCAACCAACGACAGCACGTGCAATCCCCACACTAAAACACCAGAGCGTTTAATGGACTTTATTGCACTTCCCAAATATAGAGAGGAGAGAGAATAGATTAAATTATAGATTTATCTCCCCATAAGATTAATCGTCTACTTCTTCTTTGTTAGCGAACGCAATAGTTACTGATTTGCCAACAAGAGTTCTAATATCTTCTAGTGTTAAAACTTCAATATCTCCAGTTTTCTCATCTTCAATATGAAAACCTTCTTCGCTAATTGAATTCAAAATACCCTTAGCACTAAATTTAACACTTTCTAATTTCTCAGTTTTTACTGACATTTATTATATTCCACCTTATTATTCTATTTTACTTGTTACACAAATACAATTTAGTATTCATGTTTCTATATGGTAATGGTGTAATGTGGGATTGTTCCACATATACCTCTCTTATGCCTTAACTTTATCAGAAAATGCCTTACCAGGATTAAAATATGGTTTGAAAGAATCTTCCGTAGTCCATGTTTCGCCTTTACGATCACCGAATTGAATTGTGCCAGATGTTCCTTTGGTTGCCTTCTTTTCAAAAGTACCTGTACCAACCAACTGTACTTTTTCTCCACTAGCAACTGTATCTGTAATTACTGTAAATAAATCTACAATGAATCTTTCTGCATCTTTTTTTGTAATATCAGACTTCAAAGCTACAGCGTTCACGAGTTCTTGCTTATTCAATATATTTATCTCCTTTTATTCAATATATTTAATCTAACAAATCTGCTAATCGTGCTGTTATACTACGCTCAGTAATATTTAATTCAACACAACCAAATAATTGTTGTCCTTTAAGTTTACTAATTGTTTGCTTTAACCCATTATTCCTTTCAAACAAACTATCATCAATTTGTTTAAAATCCCCATTTAACCATAATGCACTACCTTCAGCTAATCTACTAATGAGCAATTGTATGTGTTCCTTAGTCATATTTTCTGCTTCCGTGACATAAATTAAGGATTTTGAAATATTTCTGCCACGTATAAATCCTAAATGCTGTAATACAACTACGCCATCATCAATTAACTTAACTAATCCATCTACGCCCCCTACATGGTCTGCTAGAGGCATTACATAAGGCAAGAGTTTATCATCCTGAGATCCAGGTAAGAAACCAATTGGGTTACTTCCTGCTACCTCGTAGTTATTTCTCACAAATATTAACTTGTCATAAACACCTTGCTTAATCATAGATAGTGCATGAGTAGCCATAATCAAGTCTTTACCAGAACCATGTTTACCAAAGATTATTTTTATATTAATATCTCTGTTTTGAAATAAATCAAATGCTATTTCTTGTTGAACATTTCTTGGTTTGATTTTTTCAGTATATGTAAAATCAAGCTTATCCTTTTTACCAATAGTTAAAGGAGAGAACTTTTTACCATCCCATCTTTGTTTATCAACAATTTGACCACTTTTGTCTCTAATGATTAAGTATTCATTAGTAAGTAAATCGAATTTATTAATGGGAGTTTCATAAAAAGACGCTAATTCAAAATCACCCAAAGTTACTTCTTTATACCCTTTGTATGTATTCTCATCCATCTCTTTATATTGGAACAAGTCACAATCAAGTCCAATGGCATATGCTTTGATATATAGATTATAGTCATCTGTTAAAAACACTACTTCACTATCTTCTGTATGTACCTGCCATCCGAAACCTAAAATGTAGTTGTCTGCCTTATGTTCAAGGAATCTGTTTTCAAATGAAAAATCATAATCTATTTTTATAACTACATTAGTAGCACTTTTAATTCTTTTAGTTGCTGATCTTGCTTTATATCCTACTTCTAGACTCTTTTTAAGCCCGTCAATTTCTTCTAAGCTTATAATACTGATAAAAACCTTTTCATAATCTTCAAACTTAAAGTTTTGATTCAACAAAATATTCGTGTCTACAAATACTTTAGTTGGCAAAATAGAATCATTCCTCTACTCTTTATTTTTGCTACCGTGCTACATGACTAGGTACTTCTGGTTATGTTTTACTTGTTCAGGATTAATTTTTTCTTGCGATTTTAGTCTGAGTAGGAAACTATATAGAGGATCTGTAACGAACCTGTTTTTTTCTCTACCAGAACCTTGTTTATTAACTACTACTAATTGATCTCTAAATTGCCCTTTAGATTGCTTTAAGATTTTTTTCTCGATCATGAAGTCCATTTCTTCTTTACTAATAGGTTTCAAAATATATCAGATACTCCTTTTAGGGTTATTTTTTTGATAAATACTTTATATAGTTAAATTGTGATCGACCACACAATTTAATAAGTTACTAAGGGCACAATTTTTTCAATCGTACCCTTCTTCATAAGGGTCATACATATCTCTTTATTTTGTAAATTAGGCTATGTTTCCCTTAGAGACTATTATAAGCAAATCCTAAGACCGTTGCGGGAGTAAGAGTGTAGGATTTATAGCAATACACAATAATCTCAAACCCTTACCACAGGCGGGCTACAGCGTTTCTCTAATAGTCGAGAATTATATCTCATTCGTTGATATTCCCTATCCTGTTGCTTTTGGAGCGTCTTTAAACAACCCTCACAATACTTTTTTCTATTGCTTATTTGTTCTATTATGTCTCCACAAACCTCACAATAAATTTTACTAGTCTCTACGTTTTTTCTTAAATTCTCAACAATGACATTCCCAAAGCATTCCCATAATGTAGTTTTAAAATTTGACTTTTTAAATTCATATAGATATTTAACCAATACGTCAGTTACATAATATATGTCTTCATTAACTTCTAATATGCTTTTTACAATTTCTTGATAAAGATAAGTTACGTTGCTTTGTTCATCATCTTCATATGTAGAGTTCATCATGAAATGCTTCTTCAAGTCCATCTCTTTATACTTTTTAATAACTTCTTCATCTAGCTTTATTCTTTTGTTCTTTAACATCATCTTATAATCAAAATTTCCTAAATTCGCTGCAACAAAACTTATCTTAGTATTAGGTATTATTTTCTCCAATCTATTTACTATACTATTATTAACTTCCTCAACTTTATCCTTTTCTTTATCCTTAGCGTAGATAAAAAAGTGTGGAGTTTTTAACTTTGTATAATCAGTAATCATATTCTTCTTAGATTTTGGTCTTACTGGTTTATACAATGTCTTAGCATAATCAATTGTAAAATTATTTTCCATACAAAGTAATTTAACTACTTCAAGGTTTACATTTCCACTATTCCATATCTTTGTAATGTTATTACTTACCGTTCCTATGTTCCCTCCTGTATATGCAGTCTTTAGTCCATTATAGATACTATTATTAGTGATAATTTCAGCAGGAGCTTTTCTCATGTTATAGTATAAGGGAACTATTCCTTCCATATTACGCTCCGCTATAGAAATTAGAGTAGGGCAAGCAACTACCAAAGACTTATCTCCATCAACATCAAATTGTAGGATCTTAGATATTAAATCGTGACAACTAGTATATACCCCATTAGTAATAAACCATTTTTTCTTATCATCATCAATAATATTATTTCTGATTGCGTGTTCCCTGTAAAGATGTGGGCTGCGTAGGCAATCCAGTTTAGGAGAATTAGGATATAGGTTACAATATACATCTCCATCATTGAGCAATCCTTTAGGGTCTGTATCTCCAAGAATCAAATACTCACAGAAAGCGTAGATGTCAGGAATAATAAAAGTATATACTCCATTTATGTCTAACTTAGCCGATCTACCTTCTTTAACCATACTTTTTTTAACTTGTTTCAATATTTCCTTACTATATGTATCATTCAACAACTCAGGATAAATCTCCAATGCTTGTTGAATATTATTCTTATTCTTGTTAGACTTCTTTACTCCTAATACTTTCAGCATGGTTTTTCTATCTCTACCAATGTTCAAGATATTATGTTTTGTTGTTTTTGCAATAGTTTCTAATTCTTTATTATCCATATCAGTTAATGTCTGAAGCATTTGATAGTTTATTTTTGCATCACTGAAATCTTCTTCCTCTTCATTACACTTTCCAGCTTGGCACTTATATTTTATGTAATTATCTTGATACATTTCCCACCCTGACTTGTTTGTATCAGAATTATTCTGGAAATACTTATACATCTTGAACTGGCTACGAGTGAAAATTACTTGTATTCCTTCTTCTAAAATATTATGGCTCTTCCCATAGATATCTACTACATTTCCATATATCTTTCCTTCACCGTTATTGTTTGCTTCTATAATAAACTTATTAAACGCAAATGGAACTAGTAAGCCTTTGATCCAAGGTAATCTCACCATCATGCTTTTATCGCTTAAATTCGGTAGCATCATGCCACAACCATCAGTATGAGAAATAGGGATCTTCATTTTTTGTCTGATAATATCATATGTTTCATCATCTATAAAATCTACTATTCCTTCAACATCAGTTTCCATATCTTCTACAACTATAGATTTCATAATATTGAATCCGTCCCAATTATCAGTCGCAGAATTTGCAAGTGCTAGGTATGCAAGGTACTTATTAATATTTACCCCACCTAGTAGATTAATATCTTCTATAGTTAAGCCACACATTAATGTATTCTTATGTTTTAGTAAAATACTTTCCTTAATAAAAACTGTTTTCTTTGTTCTTATCTGACCAGCACTGGCAGTCAAGCAAACATATTTTTCATCACCTGACATAAAGTTGTCCAGAATAATATCTTCTATCACATCAAAGAAATATGTTTGAACAATTATAATATCTGTAGACAATGTATTTTCTTCAATGTTAATTGTCCTTGTTAGAACTGAATCAAATACAGATATTATATTACGTTTGTTTAAAGACTCTTCTCTAAGACTTCTAATTCCACTATGTAAATTAAACTCTTTATATAGCATTTTCTTATAGATTTTAAGTCTTTTATTGGTATTATGGAGGAATTTTACTAACATTTCTCTATTTATTTCACTTATTTTTCCCTTGTCTATTTTCTTTTGTAACTTATTTCTGAACATATAATTCTTATTCAAACGATTATGTATGACCATTTCATTGCTATTATAAAAGCTACTAGTATCTACACTATAAATATGAATTTGTTTGTTCAGACTAATAGTAATCAATCTCCTTTATTTTTCTAATCTTCAAAGAACCATGCATCAGCAGGATCATCTGGGTCTAGGTTATTTCTAAATTCTATTTCTTCATCCCATTCTGATTTTGTTTTGCCAAAATGATCTTCTATATCCCATTCTCTGCAATTGTCATTATAGCAAATTGTATCCTCACAATATTCACATGTTCCATCACAATCTTCTTTATATTTAGTCATAATTAATTTCCTCCTTTATGTATTGAATACCCAAAATAAATTCCTAAACCAAAACTTAATGCACCCACAAGCATAATTGTCTCAACTAATGAACTAAATCCCATTCCTATAAACATTTATAAGCACTCCTTACATTTAGAAGTTTTAATGTGGTGGTACTGGGCGCACTCAAGGCAAAGAACAGCGTCCGATTCAATATCAATTAGAATATCTTCTGTATGTATTAATTCTACTTGGCACAAACTACAATTTTCTGAAATAAAAGATTCCGTATTATTATGAAACATATGCCTCTACCTCCGAAACCGAAGTTACAATGAAGTCTTCAATAAATATCTCAATATCGACAGAACCATTTATGCTCAATTCATCTAATTCTTGATCTAATGGATAAGAATTAATAAACCATGATTTAACTCCATACTTATCTAAGCCAATTCTTAATGCACCCATTCTATTAATTACATGATTGCTGTTAAAGATTCTTACAGCTACACGAACTAGATTTAAACTTGAATTATGTATTCTCTCTAACTCATCAGTTATACTGTGAAATTCTCCGTCTATTAAATCGACTACCCCATAATCCATACGATTCATATTATTATCTGATAATGTTAATGTACCCATGAAACATTTTAACTCTGCCATTTATTTTACCTCTTTCTTATATTTATTTATTTTTTACAATTACGATGTAAATGCTTACCTTGAGTGCCCTATTTAAGGACTTTTGAAACTACAATTTAAAACATGCTCTCAGCCTTACTCCCACAAGGGATACAGCGATTATCCACAATTAATTTTGTGCCATCAAAACGTACCTAGTTTAATAGCAAATACTGTACCCCTCATAATCTTACCATGCTGAAAT